ATTCAGAGGGGGTGGCCTGCTTCTTAGACCCCCCTTACTGTTCGCGAGTTTTACATGCGAATGCAATATATTGAATTAGTTTGAGTTAAAAACAAAAAGTTTAAAACAAAATTTTATTTTCATTTGACAAATGATTTACAAATTAATTTCAAATTTGAATCAAAAGCTAAATGATTACTAAACTTTTAAACAAAAACTTTTTAAAGTAATGAAAGTTGTATTCGTTTTGACAAAACAAAACTTTTAAACTTTTAAAACAAAAAGCTTTTAAAACTCAAAAGATTAATTCATTAACCAAATGCAAAATACTTATTTAATTAATGTATTAAAGTACTTGTTGTACTATGCAAACTTCTTAGTTAAGCAGTGACCAAAAAGTTTAAGCATGGCGTTGAAACTAATGTGAAGTAAGTCGATCTGAAAAGCCAACAAACAACAACTTAAAACAACAAAAGTTTAACAAAACACAAGTACTTTAAAGCAACTTTAATAATGAACGCGATTCTTTTAGATCGAAAGACAACTATTCAAAGTTTAGAACGGAAACTAAACTAAAGAGAACAGGAAAAAGTTAAAAGAACCGGTTAAAATTCTTAACAAAACACTACATCTTTTCATACAAGTAAGGGTATGAATTTTATGTGATGTAATGTGATGTTAAAAGTTTAATTACTTAATTTAAAAACAAAATTTATTAATAGATTTAATTAGATTTAATACAAAAGACATGGATTTACATCGATTCTTAATAAGTTACTTGCCTCAAATGGGGTAAAGCATTGTACAAACTAAAGCAAGCACAATACTAAAAGTATTCGAGGCAGTATAACAAAAGTATTAAGGAAGGAATACCATGAATATTATGTCATCTATGTATGAACAGAAATACATAGTTAACATCATTGAATAATCATGCCAAAACAAAGTCTTTCTAAATGAAATGGGTTTCTTTTAAAAGGGCCTAAAAATTCTGGCATGCAGAACCCAAATAGTATTTAAGGTACCGTCAAAATATATTAATCTATTAGGAGGTGATTAAACAAATCTGGAAGTGGTACCAAAAATATGGGCAAGAGGTAGATAAATAACTTAATCGTCATCTTCTACCTTGATAATATATAGCTGATAAATATCGAGTGGGTCAATTTCTACGAGACGGCGGGTAGCTCTTTCAGTTTCTACATCCTTCTCAACCTCAGACATATCATCAGTAATATTAGCTAAACGTGCAACTCTTTGACAAGAACAATAACCTTTCTCCATATCAAAGTCATACCAAGAAGCGAAATCTTCAAAGGGATTAAATGGATTGTCAATAGTTGTAATGTGAACTCTTTCTTTCATAATTATCTCGCTCCTTTCAAAGCATTTGATACAGCAGACTTAGATATACCAAGCTTATCTGCTATCTGTTGTATAGTGAAGTTACCATTAGCAGCCATAGCTTTAATACGAGTAACCTGTGCTGTAGTAAGAGCTCCTTTACGAGTCTTAGGCATAGATTTCTCTCTTAAAATATCTGGATCTGAGTTAGCTAATATTTTCTTTAACTTATTCTCAGATATAGCTCCAGCTTGTATAGCTTCCCATTGTTTATCTGTAATAGTAATGTTTCTTTTTCTTCTAGATACAGATCCAACTTCTTCTCTATATTTTGTCATTGCTCTTTGACCAGCTTTTCTTTCATCTTCTGCCTTCATATCAGGATTTTCTGATTTCTTTTTCTTTAAATCAGCAGCTGCTAGTCTTGTTGCTTGTCTCTCTTTAACACTGTTTTTTAAAGCATTATTAAGAGCTACTTCTAATTCAGACACTTCTTTAGCATATATTTTGGCAGCATTCTTATCATACTTAAGATTTTCTGTTTTCTTCATAGAAACTCTAGCTTTATTTGCTAATGCTTTCATACTATTAGCATAATCAGCATATAATATTTCCATCTTATGTTTTTGTGGTGATACTAATTTATTTGCATCATCCCATCTAGCCATAGCTGGAATATCTTGTGTACGAGTTTTCTTACGATATGTTAAAGAACCATCTTTGCTTTTAAATGATACAACACCTGTCTTTTTATCTTTAACCATAACTGGTTCATATTTTTCTACTTGTTTTTTATCGTTCATATTGTAACTTATTTTCTTACCAGATGTTGTCCATACTTCTTTTATACCTGTTTTCTTATCATATTTAGAGTCTGCATAATATAGTTTTTTATCATCAGCTTTTTGATAAATAAGAGCTCCTTCAGGTCTTTTTGGATCATACCATTTAGTACCTTTAAGATTAACATGTGGTTCACCTTGTCTTTTTTCTACTCTTACTGGTGATTTGGCTCTAGAAACAATTGTTCCAGCACCACCATATCTACCATTTTCTTTTTTCTGATATAGCTGTTTTAAAGAAGTAATATTATTATCTTTATAACTTTGATTATAATCTAATTTATGTTTTTCAGCATCAATAACAACCATTGAGTGTTTAACAGCACGAGCCAAATGGTCGTCAGGTGCTCCTTGCAAAGTCATATCAGTAATAAGATTAGATATAATACCCATTTCTCTATCAGTTCTTTTCATAACAGCAAACTCTTTACCATTTTTATAATAATGTTCTTTACCATTTTTATCAGTAGTCTTAACATCATATTTATATGTTTTAGGATCAAAATCTTTTAATTGTGATAATTGCTCACGACTAGATATCTTTACTCTACCATTGTGTGTTGGAATACACATAACAGTATCCCCATCAAAGTCAGCTCCAGATAATCTAGACGCAACTTTAGAATTTATACAGATTGCATCGATTGATTGTTTACCTATCATTTTCTCTCCAACAGCATTTTTATTATTTACAGTAACTATAGGAATTTCAAAAGTACCACCATGAGGATATCTTACTAAAGCTAATTTAGTACCATCTTTATATCCTGGTGCATATACCTCTGTATCTTTTAATGTGTTGTTTGGTAATATAACATGATATTTTTGTCCTGGTAAAGCAGCAGCTTTTAAATCTGTAGCAGCACCATCACATTTATCAGCAAATTTCTGTAAATAATATTTTTTAACAGTTGGATTAGTTAATGCCATAATATCTTCATATTCGGCTTGTTTATCTTCTTTTGCTAATTTAAGTTGTTTCTCAGCTAATTGTAAAGATTGTTTAGATAAAAATTGAGATGGTAAGGCATCTTTCCATTCATTCCAATCTGCTTCATCAGCTCTTTTATTAATAAGACCTAATTTTTTCTTACCTGTCTTTTTATCAATATACCAATATTGTCCACCCAAATCAGCATCTTTAATATTAGATCCAAATGGATTATCTGGATCATCTTTAATTGGTTTTAAAACTTCTTTCATAGGTAATTTATTACTCTTATTAGTGTTAAATCTAACATCAACACCATCTGGTAAATCATCTGCATAAACAGCCATACCTTTTAAATAATGTTTACCATCAACCATAATACGAACTTGTGCATACTTTTTATTATCACCCAAATATAAATCTTGAACACCTCTACGAAGTTCAATAACACCATCCATATCTTCTCCACCATCTTCTTTGTATCTAATAGAAAGACGTTTAGAATTTAATGATGTAGGATATGTAAATTTAGGTTCAAAAGTATCACCACGATCATGAGTAGTATATGGTTCGATAGTTTTAACTTTATCATAATCATATATTTCTTTGTATTTAACATCTGGTTTAGCTAATACAACCTGATTAGTTTGTTGATTTTTATTAGTTGGTTGAGGTATACCGCCTTTATATACATGATAACCTTGTCTCTCTAAAATATAAAGAGCAGTATCTAATTTTTCTTTAGATACACCATCTAATAAAGTTTTTTCAACACCAGAACCAACATCAACCATTCTCTTACCATCTACTTCTTTTTTAAGTAAATCGGCAAGTTCTTGTGCTTGATTAACTCTTTGAACATGATCTTGATTTAACCAACCTCTAACAGTAGACTCTGGTACACCCATTTGTTTACCAATTTCAGTTGGCCCTAAACCTTGTTTCTTTAATTGCTTAGCTCTAGTAATATCCATAACTTGTTTTTCATTTAAAGATATTCTTTTCTCTCTACGATACTGAGTGGTGTTCATACCAAATTCTTTTTTGATATTTTCTGGGGTTTCTGTCCACCCTTTCGATTTAAGTTTTTCAACACGAGCTAAGAAATCAAGACTTCTTTGATAAGGGTTTTCACCTGAACCCCATGGATAACGTCCTGAATTTCCACCATCCAAATGACCTTTACCATAATGCATTAACATATTAGGATCTTTATGAACTCCAAAATATGATTTAATTTCTTCTGCAATCGGATTCATTGGTTACTACCCCCTCTCTATATTTAATAATAACTTATCACAGTGAACAATCTTATTCATTATTTGAATAATATCTTCTGCTGTTGGTTCATGAACTAATATCTCATCATTCTGATAGATTCTTAATTCAACGTGAATATCTTCTGGTTTAACTCGATATTCTAAACAAAATAAAGCAGCATAAATTTCTAACTGCTCAATATGTACTGGTCTTTTTCCAGTCTTAAGGTCATGTATTCTAAGAAAGTTGTTTCTGAAAGCAATAGCATCGGCAGTGCCGGAAAAATCTTTCAGAATAGAATAAAACAACTTCAGTACTCATCTTAAAACCTATCGCATCATTTACATACGAATATATAGTTTTCTTTGAACGTGGTTGTTTTATACCGAAGGTCTATAGTATCTTTTGCCCACTCATGCATTCTTGTTCCAACCTCAGCTGCACGAAGGTTGTTATAAACATCAATTAGTTTATCATCAGAATATCTAAGCCAACTTGATTTGCTAGCACCGAATGGAGCATGAAGACCTTCCAAGTTGTCGTGCCTATTAAATATCATTTTTGCCCTCCTTATTTAAATTTCTTACGAAGCTTCGCCAAAACTTCATCTTTGTTTTCTGGATAAATGAAACTCGAAAACGGCATACCATTCATTTTTTCAACATAATAATCTTGATTAGGTTGATGGCTAGCTTTAGCAGATCGCTTATTCTCTAACGTAGCCCATTTATCTTTGTAAAGGACAAGTAAATCTGGAATACCTTGAATATCTCCTGAATCTAATTTAGTAATTATACATCCGAGGAAACATTTCTTTCAATTCCTTTTTTAGATCAGATTGAAATTTACTTTCTTTCATCTCTAGTGCCTCCTTACTTGCGCAAAATAAAAACGCAAAAGAAAAAGTACAACAAGTCGGTCGGTTTCTGTTAAGAAAATATATACAGCCGATTTATCGTATTTCTTCTCATAATAGGACATGATTATTTCGCGTCTTCAATTTTTGCATTATTTTTTGTATTACCAGACTTCTTCATCTCTTCATTAAAATTTTTAAATGCCTCAGCCATAGCTTTTGTTTTTGTGTCTTCTCTTGCTATATGTCTTTGATAAATTCCTTCCATGGTAGCTGGTATTAAATATAAACCAACTAAAACCGCAAACATAAAAAATCCATTTGTGTCATGTTGAAATAATTTTATTATAGAACATAAAGCAAATCCGACACATGTTAAATATAACATAGTTCATTCTCCTTTCTGTTTTGTAGAAAATCCCAAATCCCAAAAATTTTTCTATATTACTATATATTTTATTTTAAATAATATATAATATTATAAGAAAAAAAGTGGGAAAGTGGGATTTTGGCCTAATTAGGAACCGGAAACCCTTGTCGCTCTAAGGATAGCTGGTATCCCACTTTTCTAAAAAAACTGGGATTTTACTTCCCACTTTTGCTCAAAAAATGCCAATTAGGAAAATTTTTAAAAAATTGCTCTTTAAAAAATCCCACTTTTGCCTTAAAAAATCCCAATTATTTTCCCAGTTTTTCTTCTAATTTTTTCATTTTTTCTAACAAATCTTCACATGAAATTGCCACACAATATCGATCATTTTCAGTATCATCTATCCATCCGGCAGAATGATCTTTATAATATTTTTCTATCCATTCGCGAAGTTCTGTCCACTTATCAATAGATATCATTCCTTTTTGTTCATTATTAAATTTAATAACATTTTGTAAAAATAGATTATTGTATTGATTTGCTATTGATGGAACATCTTTGTTTAAACAATGACTATTCCAATATGGCGTTTCTTCATATACAAATGTGTGCGATTTATTCACGCGAGGATCTAATATAAATAATTCTCTCAATTCAGAATAATTTAATTTTTCTTTTTCACATATTTCATAAAAAGATTGACAAAAACTAACTTTTGTTGCTAAAAAAGAATTTTCCATAAATTTAACAAGTTCTGCTAATTTTGGTTCAACTATTCTAAATAAATGTCTAGCATCATAGCAATGCATTAATATTTGTATCACATCATCACAATCTTTTTTATCACCACCTAATATTGTGAAATTAAATTCATAATTATTACAATGTTTTGTATTACCATAATATTCTGGACTAAATATTATTCGTTTGTTTGTTTTATTAATTAATTTTTCAACTGTGCCAACAGGACATGTTGATTTTATACAATATATATCACAATCATATTCATTCAAACAATTTTCAACTTCAGAAATATCTAATATGCCATTATTCATAGGAGTATCAACACAAATAAAACCAACATCATATTTAATATTTTTAATAGTATTTACAAGTGGTTTATATTTATCTACAACATCAGGTTCTAAATCTTTTATTTCATTATATAAATTTTGTCCAACAATCCCAAATCCAATTATTAATATATTATGCATATATTACTCCTTCCATGTTAAATTTGGTTCATTCATAAAAGAGGAAGCCATAGTTTCGATCCTCTTTTTCTCCGCTTCTGTTAACCTAGCGATTCTCATTTTTCTTAACTCTTCTCTAGAATATACTTTGCATTTTTCTTTCATTCTAGCTTCTGCTTCTTTATCAAGAGTTTTTTTATTTTTACTTCCTTTTGGACGTCCGCATACAGCCTCTAACCTCCCTTCAAAATATTCATACCATAATTCATGTATAGTCATTAATAAATTAACCCAACTTCATCACGTACTATTAATTTAATTCCAGTACGATCATCATTATCTATTTCAATTTCGGCAAAGGCCGGTATACATACGAGATTATGTCCTCCCGGTGCAACGAATCCTCTTGCAATTGCTATAGCCTTAATTGCTTGATTAAGTGCTCCAGCTCCTACTGCTTGCAATTCTACTTTACCACATTCTTTTATTTGTCCTGCTATAGCTCCTGCTACAGAATTAGGATTACTTTTACTACTAACTTTTAATATATCAATCTTCTCCATTTTTTTTCTTTCCTTTCCCAAATTTATGTTTAAAAATCTTTCTAAAAAATTCATTCAGACTTTCTAAAGGTCGGTCTTCTGTAAAATGACATTGTAATGTTACTTTACAATTGCATTGAGGACATCTAATCCATTTATGTACACCGAATCCTCCTAGTAAGTCCATTTCATCTGGTGTGGTTATATCAACTTGTACTTCCTCCGTGTAAAATTGAAAATAACATTTACACTCAGGACACTTTACTTTGTTTTCTTCTGGATATTTTCCTTTAATGATTATTTCGGACACGACCTCATTACCTCCTTTTGCCAAATATACTTTTTAATTACTTCTCTAGTCTTCCAAAAATCTAAACCAATATTCATATCAGTCTGTATAACTTCCATATAAACAAACTGATTAGAAATATCATCAATTTTATCATCTATGATCAAACAAATATAATCTGGTATTATAGTTTCTTTCCTATACCCAGTTATATCAGGTTGCGAAAATATAACAGTTTGAGTTTTATGTGCATTATTACGAAGCCATTGAGTTATCTCTTGACCTCTATTACCATTCAAACGTTCTGTCTGCGAGAATATCTTTATACCATATTCCATTAATCTAGCTTTTAACACAGTCAGACATTTATCACTTAATCTCCAAGATGACGTTAAGACTATCTTACCTTTCGTTTTGTCTATTATTTTTCTTAGGTTTTTTAATGAGCGAGGATTGAATGGCATATCCTCACAACAAAATCTTCCACCATACTTTTTGTGCATTTTCTTGTAGTGGCGTTTGTTATTTAATACACCATCTACATCTAAAAATATAAATGTATCCACTACTCATCGATTCCTTCCTTTAAATATTTACGTATGCAATTTCCACAGAAGTCAAACTTTTGTATCTTTTCTAAACCAGACTGGCCAAGTTTGCTTTTCGAAATATAAACCACATAACGTTTCTCTTTGTTAGTATGAATTTTCCTATGACATTTATCACATTCGAAAACACTTCCCTTGTGCTGTCTATTATAATCTATACTAACCAAACTCATTAATTGTCTCCTTTGTGTCTTTGTTCGTAATCAAATTTTATTTCTTCTTTACGCATTTCTACATCTGGATCTATTTCTACTTGCTCTAATAGTAGTTTCTTTTTTCTATCTTTTATTTCAGTTAAAGCAAGTATAGCGTAATTTGCTAAATCTAAAAATGTATCTTCAATTTTTTCTCCAACTACTGCTACATCATCTGATTTCATAAGAGTTTTAATACGATTCATCTTATCATCCATTCTAACTAAGAATGAAGTAAGACCATATTCGTCAAATGTTTTCGATACACTATCACCATAGTCATGGTTCTTTTTAGAATATAAATCCCACATTTGGTTTAAATAATTTTGAAATATAGTTTCTTTTTCTGTTAATGGTCGATCTTCATAATGACATCCATCACATCCCATTTTTTCAACTCTACAATGCATCCATTGTTTATCGTCACATTTTTCTTTCATATTAAAACTCCTTTCTTAATCCCAATATTGGAAATCCTTTAATTCATCAAATATCTTTTCAAGTTCATTCTCTATGTATTCCATAGATATCCATTCTTTTGTCTTTTGATTAAGAGGATCACCAGAAGGATCTTGTAATTTTTGGCAATATATAACATCTTCATCATATATTTTCCTATTATATATACGTCTGTACAATTCACATAAATCATTTATCCCAACATAAGCCTTAGATTTTTCATTAATTAATTTAAGATACTCTGATGCATCTTCATCATTAGTATCTATTTCAAAAGTTATTTTCATACTTTTCCCTTTCCTTTCTTTCAATATAATCATTATATTCCTTAATCAATCTGTGGGATATGTTTGATGGTATCAGGGCCGAAATTCTTTTCAATTCCTCCCCAAGCTGCTTCATAGGTTTCTCCGTTTTTTCCAGCGCATGGCACGACTCTAATCCCATTGTTGTCAAAATTTCTTTTAATGTGAGTAGAGTCTTCTTGACGAAAAAACTTTTCATCTAATATCATTATACCATACTCTTCACATATAGCTCGTTCAATTCTGCATCCTCTAGCTTTTTCCCATCCATTAACAAAATATACAGCATCAGCATTACTTAAAAATTTCTGAAGAGTTCTTCCTAAATAAAATACCCCAGGATTTCTTAAGTTTGTATCTGCTTCTTCTGTTAAGAATGAGTCCATAACTTCTATATGATACTTAGCAAATTTTTCTTTTAAATCATTTTGTATTCTTTTTACTTCCTCATCTGGTATTCCAGACATTGGTTGAGATATCATTACTTTCATTTTGTCATCTCCTATTTTATAATATTTTAAATAATCTGGTTTAAGTTGAACTTGATTATCTATTTGTGACTTAGCTTGTTGAAAATAATGGTTAATAACCCAAGCAGTACTATGATAATCTGTAGATAATTGTTCAGCCATTAAATGAATCATTCTATTAATATATTCATTCCATGTAGCTTGTTTACCATTACTACGTCCACATACCTCATTTATAATCATAAGGCCACCTCCTGTATCGTATATAGTTTATTAGTTTGTAAATTCCAAATATCAATAGTTCGATTGTTAGTGTAGACACTACCCCAATACCCACTCCAAATAAAATAATATTAATAAATAGTGTCTTCATACACTTAACCTCCTTTATGTGTTTCTTCATAAGCTCCATTAATATGTTCTATTGCGACTATTAATGGCTCATCAACAATCATATCTTTAATACCTTCATTACGATATTTTGTGATAATGACTTTTAAGTAATTAGAATATGCAATGTTCTCTTGTTCAATATCTTGTTCTAAGATATGTTTAAGAGATTTAAATACTCTTCTAACTCTTCTACGTGGAATATAAGATTGTAATTTTTCTTTAAGATCATGATTTTCTCTTCGTAGAAGTTTTAGTTCTTCCTCTGTCGACATGATTCCCCCTTCCTACCAAATGATCGATAAGCTCTAAAGCTTCTCCACCTTTGATAACATTTAATATACCTAGTTGTCCACTCTTAGATTCTTGACCTACTATAATTTGTGGTATTTCTGGTTGAAAATGTACTATATAATCTTTTGACATAATTATTCCTCCTATCTTTTTGGTAGTATTTCATTAGAAATATATCTGTATGTTCTTGAATGGAAATTATAGAAATGTTCTAACACTTGTGCACATTGTTCAGCATTACCATAATTCTCTGTGCCATATTTTAATATAACATTATCGTGTAGTTTTTGTCTATCAATATCTTGCAAATAATATATCTTAACAAGCAAGAAGAAAAATATAGCTGGGTTAATAATTTTTACTTTAATATTATCTCTAATATCTTTCATATATTGTAGACAAATAATTCCGTCTTTCATATCTTGCTCTGTAAATTCTATTTCTCCAGCTTTAATCTTTCTTTCCTTAATATATTTTTTACCTATAGCTGCTACTATAACTTTTAAAGGAAATTCGTCAAATCCTTTAGTTACTTTTTCTAATGCTTTAAATGATACTTTACCTAAACTAGCATAATAATGAATATAATCTAGCATTCCCCAATTCTTTTGAGTATTATTAATTGTGATTAAGTCAGCGCTTGTTACTGAATCATCAATGTAATACATTATAGGCCAACTTAATTCCTTTAATGCTACAAATCTATGTTGTCCATCTATAATTTCCCAATTACTATTACATATTATTGGCATAATTTGACGTCCGTCATCTATTAATTTAGATTTAAGACTTGCTACTTTGTTATAACTTACCTCTCTATTTTCTTTTTTAAATTTAAATAATTCATAATTTGTTGTATTTTTTATTTCCATTTTTTTATTCCTCCTATTACTATTTATAATTCTATAAAATTTATTCCGGGCTTTGGATTTTCCATAGCGTTCATAATTTGTTGTGCGATTATTTCATCTTTCTTTGCTTCAGGTCCATTTGGGTTTTCTCTTGATTTTCTTATATGATCTTCAAATTGTTCCCAAACTGTTAGTGGTTCTTTATCTGGTTTCATTACTCTAGCTGTGTCTTTGTATTTATCTGGTACTGAAAACTCAATATATGCATAAGTATTATCATGATCATCGTCATAGTCACAAATATAATTTGGATGGCGTTTCATCATTTCAAATACTCTATCATATTCAGTTCTATTACTTCCTCCACATCTGGTGTAAACTATTATTTTATCTCCTGCTTTATTTAAATATACATTTCTATAGCGTCCGAACACCTCTTTATTAAGTCCTAAGAAACCTATTAAAGCTGCTGCATCCGGATTTTCATCAAATAATTGATTATATAAACTCATTTTTTATTTCCTCTCTTTCTTTGTTTTAATTCTAAATATGTTGCTTTATCTTCTATTTGTTGTTCTGGTATAAATGCTCTTGTTATTTCTATGCATGGTATTTGACTAGTTGATCTAAATATCTGAAAGTCAACTTGTAAATGAGAGAAATATCTTTCATCACCTAATATGCTTTCAGCATTATCAATTATAGATTGGCCACATTGTTCTATTTGTTCTATTAATTCTTTTCTGGTATACATATTACGTTTAGTTCCCAAAATATCATCTCCTTCCAGTATCTACTTCTTCAACTACTGTTTCTTTTTTACACTTTGGGCACACACCGTAGTAACCATAACCTCTTGCGTTAGTTCTGTATTTAACTGGTATTCTTTTTTCACCACAATATCTACAGTTAACGACCGGATCTTTTATTTTCATTTTGCCACACCTCCACTAATTTACTCATAGCTTTTGCTGCGTCTTCTGCTCTTTGCCCAAATTTTATCATAGATTCATTTATCTTCTTCCAATTTTCATAATCGTAAGAAGGTGGTATTGTATATTGTGTTAAATCATATTGGTTTTTAAATATAAGTCCCTGAGCTTCTAATATATAACGTTGATTGAATAATCTTTCCATCAGGGTATGTTTTTCTTTTATGGGTCCAGTATCATTAGTCATTATCGTTTTCATGCTTTAGACCTCCTTTATTGAATTCCTCTAAAATAACTCATTAAATTAATTTTTTGAATCATATCATCAATTCGACTACTAAAATCTTCATTTTCCTCAGGTGTTTCTGGGCAGAAGAATTCTATTTCATCTTTATGATCATTTGATTCATCTATCCAAACTTTATGTATCACTTGTTGCTCCTCCTTTTGCTTTATTGGTTTTAAAATATAATGAGGCTGATACCTTGATTTTGTACCAGCCATGTTATGTTTAAATCTACTACGTAATTTAGTTTGTATTCGTGATATCTGAGCTTGACTTCTATTAAGTTGTTCACCGATTTCTCTTTGAGACAATCCCTGACGTTTTAGATTGAGAAATTCGGATTCAATTTCACTAAGATTTAAATCTTTAAATGCTTGTTGAATATCAATATCTAGTAACATAGCATCAATAGTATCGTTATCATCTGGAATAAGATCTTCAACTGTTAATTGATTTTTATCATCCTCACAAACAATACTATTAATACTAAAATCATGTTCTTTATGTCTCTTAACAGAACGTAAGTAGAAATTTATATTATTAAATATAGTCTTATATGCAATAGTTGTCAAAGCCCATTTAGGATTATAATGTTGTATAGCTTTCCATAATCCTAATAAAGCAACTTGTTTAATATCTTCATACTCATCCGGATAGTTTATACGGTATCTGTTTGCGATTTTATAAGCGATATTAATATTCTTATTAAACATATCGTTCATTTCTTCAACAGTCATAACCGTATACTCTTATCCTTTCTTTTTCTTTTTTAACTCAGCTTTCTCTTTTTTAGTTAATTCTCTTTGCTCAAAATATGCTGGTTTTCTTGAATGTTCCATTGTAGGCATAC